AAGGAGCTACCATGAAAAACGGAGATATAGGACCAATTAAATCTGGATGGCCTGATATGGCCTCTGCCAACACAGATTGGCCTCCACTTTCAATAAATAATAAAGAATGGCCTATCGCTTAACCCCTTTTCTTTTTTTGGGGTTATAATCAATTATACCTACTTTTTTACTTCTATTTCTTTTAACAAATGTCTATAATTACATAAATAACATTAAGGAGGATATAAAATGTACTATACAACAAAAGATGTTAGAGATATATATAAATTGTCTTATGCTTTTCAAAACAAACTAAGAAAAGAAAGCAAGTTACCACATATTAGAGTTCCTAATAGTTCTAAAATATTATATGACAAAAAAGAGTTTGAGAAGTGGTTAAATAGTGGAGTAGTTTCAAAAGGAAATATTTAAACTAAAAAAAGAAAAACTTAGGTTTTTCTTTACTTTAATTATCTGTGTAAAGCTTTTCTAATAAGCTCTAATGATTTTTGATTTAATGTATTAGCTTTATTTCTATGAACATCTGTTAATGCAGATTTTAATCCATCCCAATTTTTTGATACTACTTTTGTAAGACCTTTAGCAGAATTAACAGTTTTCATTTGTTTGTTAAGTTTTTTTGCCATTGGATGGTCTCCTAATTCTCTTTTTAACTCATGTGAAAAATCACCTTTAGCTTTATCAACCAAGTCTGGTCTTTTTAACATTCTTTCTTGAACAGCTTTAGTAGCTTCTTCTTTTGAAGGTAAATCTTCAACACCACTTAAATGTTTTAGTGGTCTAAAATTTGCATCTTTTATCTTGTTTAGATGTTCTTTTCTATCAGATAATTGTTGTTTTCTTTTATTATACATCAATCTTGTTTGGTTAGTAGGCATTCTTTTTTTTATTCTTGCAACTTGTCCACTTGGTTCCTCAACACCAAAAAATCCTAAACCTGCAAGTTTGTCTGCAGCTAACTTATATAAAGCCATTTTGTCTCCTTGTTTTTTTTAAATTATACAATTATAGCAAAAAAAAAGAAAAGACTAAAAATATAATCATATTTCTTTCTATAACCATTATTAAGGATTTGACGGTCGTTTTCTTGATTTACTACCTCCAGATTCTATATCAACTATATTAAAATTCTCATTACAAAATAAATTACTACGAAAGGATACACAACATGAGAGAAGAAAGATTTTTAACAATTAGAGAGGTTAGTCATAAAGTTGGTTTTAAAACAACAACAATCTATAAATATATTAAAATGGGAATATTCCCAAAACCAGTTAAAATTGAAAAAAATAGTAGATGGAGATTGACTGAAATTGAAAAATGGATGCAACAAGTAATTGGTGAGTAATTTAGTAGAATATAAAACAACCAAAAACCCCATTGCTGTGGGTTTGACGGTCGTTTTATTGATTTACTACCTCCAAGTGTATTAATATACACTTATATTTTTAGCTATAACTTTAGGTAATTTGTATATAGTGTATTTATCACTTTTATAAACATCTATAATTTCTAACACATCTCCAAAGTTGTCATTGTTAAATTCATCTGTTATTTCAGTTATACCATATAACTCTTTACCAAACCAATCTTCTATAACTGCATGAGTAGTATCACTAAATTCTACATCAACAGATATATCTTGAGATGTAACTGCTTCTTCTGTTTCTACAAAATAACAATTATTGTCATCGTTTATGAACATTTCATTGTTAATTTTTAAGTCTTTATTGTTAATATATTCAGATACTATATTTACATCAACAGCAACACCACATTGAGTATTTTCATCATATATAGCATTAATAACACCATATCTATCGTTAAACCCTGAAACTGATTTATAATCAATCTCTTTTTTATTACCCATAATATCAAAGAACACAAATTTACCATCTTCTAAAGTAAGCAGTAAAGTTTTAGATACATTATTGCAAGTATATGAGATACTTAATCCGTTATCATCAACAGACACATTATCTAATTTAGTATTAGATGTAGTAAATATACCTCTGAATTTCTCTTGCATCACTTTATTGTTTTGGTTATATAATGCTAATAGGTTATTGTTTCTTGTTCTAAAACCATAAGACATATCTATAGTATCACTAACACCATCTTTACCACTAAATAATGGTTTACCGCTTATTGTTCTATAAACCATATATGGATATAGATTTCTATTGAAATCAACTTGTATTCCATACCCACCATCTTTAACTAATAGATTCATTAATGAGTTATAGTGTAAGAATGAGCCAAGTGTATGCTCATTAACATCTTCAAAATACATAGACATAGATTCAACGCCTTCCATATCTTGTGATGAGTCTTGATTAGTTAAGTCTATGTAGTAAATTTTATCTTTTGCTACATTATAAACAAAAGCAAATTCTCTACCTTCAAATGTAACCTTAATACTTGCTGCAAAATAGTAAGTATCTTCTTCTAATCTATCGTAACTATATCCAACTACCTCTGTATGTTTAATTAATAGTAAATAAAAATCAAACTGGTCTGGAGTAACTGGAGATGTTTCTACTTTTAATGGTGGAACTTTGAACTTCATTCCAAATAACGACTGAACACCTTCTGGAGACAATACTTGCATATCAGCAGAAGCAATAAAATCATTATTAGGTAACTCACTAAAAGGTATATCTTCAAACTGAGTAACATTCTGTAATGTAACTACTTGATTTTGATAATCAATAGCTTTTAGTTTTTTTAGTGGGTTCATAATAATACCATCATCTAATAACTTAATTGAAGGTAATAGATTTTGCATAGCATCTTTAATACAATACTCAATAAATCCTTTGTTAACACTTAAGAATAGGTTTACATTAGAAGCAGTTATATATCCATCTAATTCATATTCCATCATCTCATTAGCAATAGGTAGATATTTACCATCTATAACAAAGTATGCTACATCACTTAATCTGTATGGTGTATTTAAATCTGCTAATTTAATAGTATTAACATTAGGTATATGAAACTCTATACTATGCTCATAATCTTCACCGAATTGGTCTTTAGGATTTACTGCTCTTAATACTAATTCTGCTATTTGAAACTTATTATATTCAAATGATGCTTCAACTTTTGCAGCAATTCTTTGGTCTGTTCTATAATCATAAACCATTAAACTGTGATGTTTTGCAATATTGAATGCATTAGCTATTTCAGTATATAGGTTTCTATCTCTAATAATATTAAGAATATATTGTTTATACTCTTGACCATATATGTTATTCATAAATAACTGAAGCGATTCTCTTCTATCGTTCTCAATAATAGAACCATTCATAAAATAAAATCTATTATGATGTTTATCTGCAAGTGTTCCTTTATTTAATGATAGGAAGTGAGTAGCATCTGTTTGTCTAAATATATAATGCTCTTTAAATCCTTTTGGATGAATAATAGCTATTTGGTAATCTTCATCACCTATTTTTATATCATACACATAATAGTAATTGTATATATATGTAGGTTTAATAACTGTATTATCCACTTCAAGAACTGGCATAAAATCTTGCACATAATAGTCATACACTTTTTCATTTAGAGTAAAAGTTAACTGCTCTATATACTCTTCAAATTGAATAGTAGTCATTAAAACATTTGGGTCTTTTTTACCACTGAATATTTTAGACTTAATGTCCCATTCTTTAATTCTATCTGCTTTTATAGCATTATTAGCTATATTAAGTATATCATCATATGTTAAGATAGATACAACAAAGTTTCCATCTAACACATACTCTTGTTGCTCAGGTTTAACTTCTATATATTCACCTACTTTATTAGTTTTAAGGTAAACATATTTTGGTTGGTCAAATTCATTTAAGATAATTCTTATTTGAAAGAACTCATCTAAGTTATATTTAAACTCAACCTCTAAAGTCTTAGAAGCCTGTCTATATATAGGCTTCATATCTTTAATAGAGATTGTGCTTTCTTCTAACATAGAGTCTGGTTTATTTACAAACATTAAAGGTATCATAATTTTCCTCCATCAACACTAACAATAGTTGTTTTTAATTCTTTTAATTCTCTTTGCTCAAGATTGTCTACTAATATATCTTTAATAGAGAATATAGTTTCTAATTCTGTTACATGGTTACCAGTAACTTTCCAAACTTGTAATCCATCTCCATTAAGAGTTATATTATAAGTTATGTTATTATATTTAAAACTTTTAAATTCACCAAACTCTAAAACCATAATTTCAATATGGTCTTCTATATCAAATCTAACACCAACCATATCTAAATAGAACTTATTGTATTCTAACGGCATAAACTTTTTACCTTTAATAGGTTTTACTACAAACGAACCATAACTAATCATTTTTGTAGGTAAGTTTTGTAATGTTAATAGATTAATATCAACAACACCATCTTGTTTAGATAATAGTAGTTTTTTATTGTCTTCATCTATAGTAAACATAACATTTACTTTTGCAGGTTTACCATCTATTTTACCTAACTCAACATCTTCTACTATAGATTGTTTCATACTTCTATCTAAATACCAAGTTTTATTTAAATAATTAACACATACACCATATAATTCATAATCACTCTCTAATGGATTAGGTTGAGGTGTATATAGATATTTAGGTTCTACCTCATCAAACACTTTAAGAGTTCCATCTTCTAACTCTTCTTTAATACAATACTCACCAAGTGAATTAAACTCAAAACCTTCAATAGTATCTATATTGTAATGTAGTAATGCATCAAATAGTGATATTAAGAATGAATAGTCTGTTATTACAGTTTTTTCACTAAGCACCATTGTGAATTGATGTGTAAGATAATTGTAATACATACCAAACACAGTTTTGTTGTTCATATAGAATTCCATACCTGAAGTATAGTTATAACCATCTATAATCTTGTCTTCAACAAATGCATACTCAAACTTAATTACATCATTAGGACCATAATCAAAGTTCTCAATACCAAGAATTTTATAACCACTTGCTTTGTAAGTGCTGCTAAACAGTTTCATATTTACATAGTCTATTAAGCAATATGTAGAAGACTTAATTTTTATTTTTTGCACACTATCTAATACATCAGTAGCAGTATTAAGTAAAGTTCTCTTCATCTCTTCTTGTTTTGCTTTAGAGAATATACCACCAGATGTAAAACTACCACTAAATGCAAAGTTAAATACATTTGGCCATAAGAATTTATTTTTATTATCTACTACTATAGGTTTAAATAAGAACTTAGCAGGGTATCTTGTGTAATCTTCATAATTTGGAACTATATTCTCACTACCATCTAATGTGTGAGACATCATATAGTATAATGCAGGATTTTGATATAAAATATCTGGGTCAATAGGTTTATTAGTAGACAATGCTAATAACATCTGTTTAGCAACTTCTATCTCTTGCCCTAAATCATTTGCATATCCAAAGAATATCTTTTTAGAGTATATAAATCTATCATTACCTTGTGTTTGTAGAGCATACTCTTTTAATACATCATCTTGGTATGTAGTAATCTTAGGGTTTTCTATATCTTCTGCTTTATAGAAATCTGTTCCATTAAAATACCATTTGTTGTCTAATGTTATACCTATTTTAGTTGTGCTAATTAAGTCTTTTTCAGGAGTATATACATAAGCAAGTCTTTTAAGTTTCTTAAGTGCTTCATCTAATGCTATCTCATACCCTAAATCTGCTAAATGTTTTTTTACATGATAAACAAAATCATTACTTGAATCATTGTAAACATCCCATATATCACCATCTGGAGATAATTGTGCTAATTCAGCAGTAGACACTTGAATATCAAAGTTTAAGAATTTGAAGTTAGACACTAATCTTTTTTGCTCTTTACTATATCTCTCAATTACATTATCTAACTCTCTATCATAAGACTTAAATATATAATCACTAAAAGTCTTTCTAAGTGGAGAATCTGCTATATCTGTAATTGATACTAACATTACACCTTGAACAAATTTATAACTATCCATTAAGTATGGTAATGCACCATATTTAACTTCTTCTCTTTTTATTACTTGTGGTTCAACAACTATCTTTCTATTATGATTAATAAAATCTTCATAAGCAGCATAATTACCTACTTCAATAAATAGTGCTTCTTGGTGTTGAGATATTACATCGTTATATACAGTTTGTTTAGCAATTTGCACTATTCTTTGTTCTGTTCCATCAAATGAGTAATCGAATACATACTGATTATCATTTAGTTTAAGCATAGTAGTAATAACATCTTTTTTAACAAAGTTCTTTAAGAAACCACCAGTAGTTAATTTATATAAATCAGAAATACTATTTACACTAAATTCACCAAAATCACCTGGAATAACAATCTCTTTATTGTTTTTTCTGCTAAATATATACATTTTTGCTTCTTTTAGCTTAGTTACATCAGTAAATTCACTAACAATAAAGAAATCATCAAATGTGCTTTCAGGTATCTCTAAACCACTTCTTTTAAGGCTAAACTCTATAGGTCTAAATCTAATATAGTCTTCTTGCTCTACATATTCAGGTGAATAGTTAGATATAGGAGTATCTATATATTTAACCGGATTAGAGTATAGTGTATATGTAGTTGGCTCTTGAGTAATGTCATTTGGTATTTCAATAGATTGACCTGGTCTTAATATAATAGGGTCTAACTCAGTTGCTTCTCTTGTATATATTTTTTCACCAAGTTTTTTGCTCTCTACATTGTATGTAGTTGTTTTTGCACCTATTTCAACTAAAAGCTCATTGTTGTTTGTTATAGTTGTAACATTTTTGTCAACTTTTACAATAACATTGTTTAATATGTTAGAAGCACCAATCTCAGACATTCTTTGAATATACTCTGCATATTTAAGTGGTCTTACATTACCTACATACATACCAAGCTTAACTTTATTGCTTGACATATCTGTAAATACAAACACATAACCATCACTTGTAGCAGACATATTCTCAACAGGAACATCTTCTACATATAGTATTTTCTCAAATGTAAGCCCATTGATGTTTTCTATATTTTCAAGATTAATACCTAACACATCTTTATATACATCTACTATGTTATTGTCTACTATAGTAGCAGTAAAATTACTTAATTCGGTATCTATCTCATCAATATAGAACTCTATATCGTTTTTATAGAACATTTTACCATCAAATATTCTAAGTGAGAAATCATTTAGTTGAGGTGATATACCCATAAGTCTATCTTTAAGCTTAACTATAGTTATCTCTATAGGTAAAATTGCAGTCTTAGTCTTACGAACAAAGTAATAAGTCATTGTTGGAATAGAGTTTATATTCTTTTTTACTTTATTAAGGAACTCTATTGATTCATCGAATATAAAAAATTGTTTATTCATTTGTATCCTTTACGAAGTAGTTTGGTTTTGTAACTATATAGTTAGCAAATGTTTTTGTTTTGTTTTTAAGTGCTCCCATATATGCTGCTAATATAGGATAATCAGTTTCAATAAAATAATAAGCATCTTCGTATGGTATAGTGAATGCAGTACACATAAGTCTTGTTTCTAACTCATTCATCTTAACTCCAAACCCTGCTTTGTCTCTAAATAAACCATGAGCATTTGTTTCATGTATTGTATAAGGAGCTATAGCAGGTGATGCTGTGAACTCTCCATTTACTGTATATACTAATGTAACATTACCAACACCATTATCTTTAGTTCTATCAAACTCAGACTTAATGTAGAATAATTTAGTTTCTTCATCATTATAGTTTGTAGCTATACCCATTTCTGCAGCATAACCTTTATTAGTAAATCCTACTATTAAACCAAAATCAACCTCTGTTTCTAAATCGTTTATTAAGTCTATTTTATTGTCTTTTGGAATAAACTTAACTTTCATTCTTTTACCATCATCAGGAGTTAAGGCTCCATCTTTTAGTGAGCCATCAACTACCTCTATATCATAGTTAGCAAATAAATCTTTCATATTATTCTCCTGCCTTAAAATTAAAGAACATCTTAGCACCATCATTTAATGCATTAGATTTTGTCTCATATAGATAATCATCATTATCAAGTGTTAATGCTAAAGGTATATCGTGTTGCACATTAAAACAGTTTTCGTGGTTTAATATATCTTCTGCATTAGTTACTTGGTATTTTGTGTCTAACGGATAAATAGTTTGATACTCTATAGATGGTATAACAAATACATTTCTTCTTAATACATCACTGCTATTACCATCTGTATCAGATATTGTTACCTCAACTATTTTATCATAATCTTTATCTAAATCAACAACTGCTTGCACTCTTTGTTTTGGTTGATACAATATTCCATTATACACACAAGCAACATCTTTAAATTCAAAGTCTACATATGCTTTAGTAAACTCTTTATCGATAGTTATATTATGCAGTTTTATTTGATTTAAATCAACTAAATCCACTTTCTTCATTATACCACTAAACGATTGGAATGTATAATCAGTAATAGACAGATTTTGTAATATAAGTTCAAACGCATCTATATCAGATACATACATATTCATATTAAGTCTTAATCCATTATCTGTATAGAATGGCTCATACCAATCACTACCATCAATACTTACTAATATCTTACCTTGTGCATATGCTATTAATGCAGGAACACCAAATTCAAAGAAATCAGATAACTCAGAAACAACTCTTTCTTTTGTATGTTTAGTTTTTGGGTTAGTTATAGGGTTATGTATCTTTTTAGTGATTTCTGCTCTTTCTTCATCAGCTTTTGCTTTTTCTGATTTGTATTGAGATAGATTACTTTGCTCAACTAACTGCTTAGCCATCTCATTTATTTTATCTATATTGATTTTAACTTTAGCACCATATCTAATTCTATATATATGCATATCAGTTCCATCTATATTCTGAATACCATCATTCTCAAACATCATTTTGTATTTATACTCTAAGTTTTGTATTTGAGGAGCATCAAACCCTTGTTTAGCAATAATACCTGCATCTGGAAATAATATAGTGTAATCATCACCAGAATTGTCTTCTTTTACCTCTATAGATACATTATCTTCATTTGTTGTAAGTGTTGCTAGTTTTATATATGGAGACATAACACCTATATCAGTTTTAAACTTGATTGATTTTTGAGCATTTGCTTTAAATACATCTTCAAATAGTATTGCATGATTTGCTATTTCACTTGTAGGAACATTATTTACATACATATCATCTGATTTCTTATCAAACTCGTATCTGTATTTATCTGAGCATATTCTTACTTTTTTAGCAATAACTTGTTCTGCTTCGTTTGCTTTAAACTCGCATAGTGATTTGAAATAGAATTGGAATGCTACTCTTAACTCATTAGCAGCTTTACTTAAATCAACATCTTGTCCTGCTTGTTTTTGTGCTTTAAGTAAATCAACCTTTTTTTGAACTTCTGCTAAATATGAACCAAACACAAAGTCTTGATATATATCTCTTTCAGCAAATAAACTAACATACTTGTTATGCTTTTTATCTTTAAGTGTTACCCATCCATTACTATATATACTAAAGTTAAATACATAATCTAATGCATCAACTGGAACAAAACTCTTTTTACCAGTAATTGGATTTGGTTTTATATCTTCTGGGAATACTTCTTGTTTTAAATAAGCATAAAACGAATCAGCAGTTGGTTCAAATGTAGAGTATCCTTCACCACCATAGTTGTTTAATACTGGAGATGATATATATGCTCTTTTACTTGGAACATCTATAAGTGTTTTAAAACTATGTTGTGTTTTTACTGATAATTTATACACTTCTTTGTCTAACTTAGCATCATAATGTGGCTCATAATGAACTAAACCTGTTTCAAATAGATATTTATTAGCACCATATGTTTTAACTAACTCATTAGGCTTATTGAATGTTTTATTAAATGATGATGTTTTGTCTTTATAGAAATCATCAAATGCATTTATATCTATAGAGAACTTAGAGTTTTTAGAGTTCATAACCTCAGTAGTGTTATCAAAGTAAAAATCAACTACACTATTATGGTCTAAGTTAGGAAAACCTGTAAATAAAACAAAATTATCTGGATTTACTTTATTTATTCTTGTAAGTGTTACATCGTTATATAGTGTTACACATATATCGTTATCACTAAACTCATGCACTTCACCTTTATATGTAACAAATCTAATCTCTTTATCTTCAGCAGAGTAATTCATCCAGATATACTCATCTTCATATATAAATACAATAGCAGAATCGATTATCTCTTTTACTGAAGCAGTAGTGTAATCGAATGCAGGTATATACATATCTTTGATTGAATAAACTTCTTCATATACTATACCAAGTATACCTTTATTCTGTAAGTTGTATAACACACTATCAGTACATATCTTAGTTGCATCCATTTTTGTTTTATCTAAGATGTATTGTTTAGATTGTTTTAGTAGATATGTAAGCATACTGTCTAAGTCTACTATAAGTGAAGCATAACCTGCTGCTTTATTCTCAAGTATCTTTTTAAACATAGTTTTTCTATCTAATCTTGAATCTACTATGCTTACTGGTAATCCATCTATGTTTACTTCATTAAGGTTTTGTAAGTCATACTTTAAGAATGTCCCAAAGCTTATCCACATACCTATAAAATCACCATCTCTATAAAACACATTATCGTGAGCAAATAATTGAGCTGGTGCATCTACTAAGTAAGCACTCTCATTCATATTGTCTAACAGATACATTTGCTTATCTGGTAAGCTGTTAATATATTCACTTAACTCTTCCATATCTATATAACCAAACGAAGCAGTAAACTTATTTTGCATAATAAATACTTTTTGTGCTCCTTCAAATGCTATATAATTAATACCATCTAATTGTCCAACAGCAAACTTAAAATTACTATCACCTAATAGTGTATCTTCAAGCCCACCATTTTCTTTAGTTGTTAGTTCTACATATAGTATCCAGTCTTTACCATCTTTGATATATTCTTTAGAGATAACTGATTTATGTTTAACAAGGTATAACCCTTTAAGGGCCATTTCAAATCCACCTTGTTGAGATTTATTTAAGAATAATGCTGCTTGTTTTACAATATCAGGAGCAGTATCATCAAATATAACACTAATAGTATCTACATCTTTAGTTTTTATCTTCTTAAAAAATGCTATTTTGTCTTTTTCTAACTCACCACTATATTGTGGATAGCTTATATATCCTTTTTCTACCATTTTAATTCCTTATATAGTTATAAAACCTGTTTTACTTCCAAATAGATAGTCTTGATTACTAACACCACCATAAACCATCATATTTTGTTTTAGAATGTTATTGTCTACAACATATATTGTTGCAAACCTATTAATAGAATTATACCAACTTTTGTATGTCTCAAGAACATTATCACTAGCTTCAAAGTCTGGCATACTCATTTTAGGAGTTAGGTCTGTATATATAGTCTCACCACCAAAACCTTTCTCAACTTTATCTAATCTAAACTCTTTTTCTATGCTTTTCCATAAGAATTTATCTTCATTAAATCCAAATTCCATACCATTAGGAAATGTAAATGATAGATTATTATTGCTATCTACTGCTATCTCTGCATTAGATTCAACACTAATATATGCAGCATAGTTATAGAATGGGTGCACAGCAAATACAGTATGATTAGTTAAATCCATTCCTGGTTTATATCTATGTAAGAATGATATTGAACCACTAAACCAAGTAGTGCTTTCTAATTTGTATTTTATATACTCGTAATCTGGTTGAGTAAAGAATGTATTAAGTAATGTTTGAGATAATGCATCTCTTGCTTCTTGTAGTAATAGTGGTCTCTTGCTTAATATAGCACCATTGACATAATTTCTGATTTCTGCTTCAGACATTGTTAACATAAACGGAGGTATATATTTACCCATAGCTGCTAATGCTTTAGTTAAGAATGGTATATCTAAATTAAGAGTTGGTCTTTGTATTTTTGTTAGTGTAGGATAGTATTGTAACTTTCTTGTATCTACATAGAAGTTATCACCCCATTTAATATCTCCTGCTTCATAACCAACATTACTCCAAGCTTGACCTTTTCTTAAATCAAAATACGCTTTTCTGCTCTCTTTTAATCCAAAGTTAGTGTTATTTCTAAGCTTCTCTACACCATTACCTCTTGTTCTACCATTTATCTTAAATATATCGCCTTTATCATCAGTAACACCATGTGGTCTAAATGCTCTAAACCATTCTTTGTCAAGTTCCTCTATAAATTGAGATGAACCTTGGTCTATTGTATTAAACTCATAGTTATCATTGAAATATCTGAAATACTCAAACTGAATATGTTTTGGGTCAACTGGTGTAAGCAGTTTTTCATAACCTTTTACTTCACTATGTGTAGATAATACATTAGGAGTTATATTTTGTTTTAACCACCATATACTATATCTAACATCATCTTTTAACACATCAGGGTTTATTATATTCTTATTCCACACTAATTTATTGTTGTCTTTAGTTACTAATAGGCCAACATCTATTAATCCACTCTCAATATTTAGTATAGAGTAGTAATGTAATACACCACCATAACCTTTTTTATCTTTAAATAGACTATATTTAACTAAATCAGCATATTCAGCAGCATCAACACTATATATAGACTTATGTAATGCAGGAACATCTATATCTATCACTATAGTATCTAAATGCACTTTAATACTTGTTTGCTCATTAAACTCATAGTCGTCTTCACCATATTTACTATCACCAAGTAGGTTTTTAGGTATATTAATAAAAGTATGTGTGTTTATATTACTAATAACATCTATAACATCTTTCTTTAAACCAACATACACTTCTATATCATCTATAGCAAAAAAAATACCAACAGAACCTAACCCAGTTGGGTTAAGACTATTGTCATACATTACTGATAATAATGCTTTTTCATAGTTTATTGTTTTATTATTAACTTTAATCATTATTGCTTCCTTCAGTTAAAAAATTCTCATCTAACTTAGTATTTAGTTTAGTAAACCAATTCACTAAAACCATTTTATTATTATACAATGAATGTATGTTAGTAAAGTCATATCCATAGTCTCCATTGAATATATTTGTGTTTTTAACTTTAACAGTAAGTGTTTTGTCTTGTGATGTGCTATTGTTTACAAACATAATAGTTTTATTGCTTCTTAATATTACATCTGCATACTCTATTACATCAGTAACAGTATCACTAAATGCTCTTATTTTATTTAACACTGCTTCTTCTGCTGTATCATCACATACAAATGCTGTTGGTATATTCCAAACTGTATCATCGAATGTATGTATAGACTTATATACTCTTTGCATATCATAACTAACATCGATTGATGCACCCTCTATTCTTTTTGAGATAGTGTCTTCTCTAAGGTCTTGTATTAGTTGAGCCTTAGCATTACTATAGTAGTCATACATAATAGATGTTTGCTCTTTAGGATTTATCTCAATCTGTCTTTTTAGCATAGTGTTAGTTAAACCAGCATAATACTCTATTTTCTCATTACCATCTGTATCTGTATAGTTCTTAGTTACATATCCATTTACTCTGCTATATATAAAATCTCTTTCTATCATAGGCAGATTAGTCTCTATACTATTATCTACACCTAACTCTATATTAAGTTCTACTTTATTGTATCTTGGAATTTCTGTGTTAAATTCACCTAAATATGCAATAATCTTAGGGTCAATAGTGAATTTAAAGTTCATAAATGGATTTTGAGTTGTATTTACTGGTGTAGTATATAGTGTTTTATTAACATGTCCTTTATATTTGCTTATTACATCAGATATAAATTTGTCTTTATCACTATACTCTTTATCCATACCTATAAATTTAAAACTACCTGTGTGTTTTATATATGGCTCACCATATAGTAAGAATGGTCTATTGTAGAATAATATATTCATTGCTTCTACATATGTAGTAAACTCACACTCTTCACCATCATATAGCACATGTAGTAATCTACCCTCTTCAGCAGCTTCTAACTCTATAGTAAACTTGCTGTCATCTACCATTACATCACTCTCATCTTTAAACCCAGTAATTAGTTGTTGGATACCTTGCTTAAACATATAGTTAATAGTTACTTCTGGTAGTATATCCATATTAGCTAATTTAGGTCTTGAGCTTGATACATCATCAGGTAGGTTTTGTGAACTCTCTATAAATGTAACCTCATCATTAGGTATCATCTTACCTTCAGCATCTAATCCTCTAACTAATAAGCATAATGCAGATGATTTTGCTTGCTGCTCATCACCATTTATATTTACATTGTATCCAATATATCTTCCATTCTCATCTTGTGTAATAGTAAACTCTGCTGTTATACTACCATTACTGTATTTAACACCTCTTAGGTTTTTATCTTTTAGTATCTCTATTTTCTCTTCACCTAATATAGATAAATCATCTATATAGAATACCATACCTAATTCTTTAACATTTAGATAGTGCTTATTTAATATATTACTAAACCCTACTCTATCAAAGTTATATTCTGTTACTTCACTGTTAAATAACTCAGCAAACATAGTTGAGTATATTCCAGGTATTATTTCCGATGTTTTCGGTGTTACATTATGCAGATTTAACCCATTAGGAACTGCAGGTGTAGTATTGTTTATCTTAACATCTACTCTTTGCCAATCATTATTCCATTGGTCATTATGTTCTCTTACATACATAACTATATTATTAACACTATTAAATGGATTACTATTAGGCATATATACAGCATCTCTAGAATCACATCTACATTCTTTCTTTGTTGCACTATATAGAACATCAGACATAGGTGATATATATGCTATATCATATTCTTTACCTTTATGCACTATAGTCCAAGTTAATACATTATACTCTTTGTTTTTATCAACAAGCGATGGACTTGGGATTTCGTTGAATTCATTAAGTGGATAACCTGCATCTTTAGTTACTGTTAGGTAGTTAAATGCTTTAAGATAAAATGGTTCTGTATCTGCTATTAGTCCTGGTATCTCATATACACCCATATCAGTAGTTTCTTTTCTATTAGTTACATCACTATATGCAGTAACACTATATGGGAAATTACTATCTACTACTCTTGCAAACTCATATGGTATGTAATCTCTTGTATTCTTATAAGCAGCCCAACTTGAACATACAGTCCAACCATTAGTCTTACTATAGAATTTATGTCCACCAATATAATGCATATTACCTAATACTCTATAGATGTTATTCCCTATTTTTTGGTAGTTTACTTCATATATAAAATTAGGGTTTCTATCTATATCGTTTTGTATAACTGCTAATGGTTTTTCACCTAATGTGTATTTCTTAGTATTACCATCATTATCAGTATAGTTATATACATAGTGTCCGTCTTCTATATCTGCTACACTATACTCTACTTCATTAGCTAATTTAACATATATAGTTTCACCCTCAAATCTGATATTGAAGTTATCACCAGTATGCTTATTAAACACTATACAGTTATTATCATTATCTTTAGTTACATCTTCAGGAATCATCATATCATTAGTGCTATCATAGTATGGTGGTATTAGTAATGCACCTACTTGGAAACTATTTCCACTACCTGAAAACTTATCATCAGTCATATCAAATATATAATTACCCCCGAAAATATGGTATCCACCAATATCTGTAGGTGTGATAGAGCCTTTAAAAGCATATTGTGCATCAGATAACTGAGCATTATCTATTCCACATATAAGGTCATTTATATTATATACAGTATAGTTATCATCATCATCTAATAGAGCTATACCATAAGGATATACTACTCTTTGATGATTAGGTGATGTTATATACTGATAGTTAGGTGTTTTATTTACATATACTCTATATACATGTTCTCTTACTACACCAAGGTCAATATCTTTATCTACTTTAGTTATACTATAGTCCGTATTTTTGGCGATTGATTTACCTATACCGTGAATAGAGAACTCTTCGATAATATTAGGGTCACCAATATGATTACTTAAATCGAATATCTTTTTCATTTTAAACTGATACTTATTATCTTTGTATTCATATATACTAAATACTGCTTTATCTAATACATTATCATTAACATCATCTGTGTATCTTAATTCAAACATATGTGTGTCTTTATTATATTGCAGAGCAAATTTTTCTTTCTCTTTTCTAATAAAAATGAACGGAGAAAAATCTGTGTTTTTCACATACTCGTACAATGTTCTCAGGGAGAATTCACTTTTTGTCCCGTCATCTTTTTTTGCTATATCAGATAATACGTCTATATTGCTCATAGAAGCTATTCCTGCCTCAAACGACAGTGTGTTGACTGGGGTAGTATCAAAAGGAAGTAATCTTCTTCTAATGTAAGCATATGGATTACTAGCAATATCGTTGTATTTTGAATAAATATCAAAGAAGTTCATACATGCTATCTCTACATAAGGTATACCAGCACAGTTTTTTAATTTAGTTGGTAATTTAACACCTCCACCTCTAATTCTTAATAGAGTTGGATTGTTAGTTTCAAGTAAGTATTCACTTGTATATATAGAGTCAAGCATATTACTATCTGACATAATAGTTATGTTATTGTTTTGCTCTATTGCTTGACATAAATTTGCTTCATTTATTTTCATTATATCTCCTTAATTAATTTCATTTAACCCAATATCAGAAGATGATTTTTCTATCTTGCTAATACTATCAACAGAATCATAACCAAAAAAGTAGTTACCTTCGCTTAAAAAATCTAATGGTTTATCTTCTTCAGCACTATCACCCTTTAACTCATTAACAGTAAATTTACCATAAACAGTTCTTTCTTCATCATCATTACATATATAGAATCTATTAGTAGTATTAAGTGCTATCTCAGTATAGTATGGAAATAAACACTCACCATATATAAAAGTATCTTCAGTTTCTGCATACATAGCGTTTGGAACACCACCAATAGAAGCTTTGCCTAATACATGTCTAATCATAAAAAATCCATCTACACCAGTTGCTGCACCTACATAAATAGAATTAAGAGCTAATGCAGTTGAGTTTGAAGCACTTGATGTATCTCCACCTAATAGAGTCATAGAATTTCTGTATTCATATACAGCTCTAACACCTAATTCTTCTCCAAGTAAGTTAACTGCTTCTAAATATAATAGTTGAGTTACTTGTATAGGAGTGTCAGTTGATGTTTTAACTTCTGTTATAGGTAAATCCATATTAATAGTTCCAGATATGTTTTCTTTGTCAAGTTTTGATTTATTACCAGTTTTATCATCACCAGTTGCATTAATATTTACAACAAATGCTATATAGTGAGTTTTTTCTTTATCTATATAATCTAATAAGTCAATAGGAACAAGTGTTGCTTCTATTTGTTTATATGACTTAGGAGTGATAACTAAAGCATACTGTGTTGCATATAGTGTAATATCAGTAAATGAAAACACCATTATTTGGTTGTTGTTTGCTGCATAGTCTTCTTGCATTCTTGGTATAGCCTCATTAACTGTTGTTTTATAATAAGGTATATTACCATCATGATATTTTGATAATTGAGCATAAGGCATACCTATAGTATATAGTAAGTTTATTGCTTTTTTTAGTTCTGGTTCATTATTTGGTATATTGTATAGATTATCATAATTTTTAATTGCTTTCTTAAATTCATAGAAAGGTATAGAAATATCTATACTATTAAATTTAGTTTCATCGTATTCATCTTCAGTTTCTACTTCACCTACATCAATAGGGATAGAATCCTTAACAAAAGGAGTTCCTCCGTATAATGAACTTGCTGTTATTTCAGTTGTATAATCTGCCATATTTTATCCTTTATAAATTATCTTTTTTATATAGTAATATATTATCTGATTCTTGAACAATACCAGAAGGTATAGTTCTGTTAGGTCCATATTCGTATGCAATACCACCTTCTATTTTTAATTCATCTTTATCTATATTATATTCCATATATGGTTTCACAAATCCATATGAACCAACAGATGCTCTATATGCTTTAGCAGCATATAATGCTACAGCTAATGATATTGCTCTTGTAGAAGTTGTATCTATAAATTTAATACCCATTCTAACTAATTCTTTAAGAACTTGGTTAGAGCTATCTTTTATAGAGTCTTGATAATCTGTAAGTGCTTTTAGTATAGCATCTTTGTTATTAGAATCAACAGTTGTGCTTGTATTGTTTTTGATGATATCAAATAGCAAGTAGGCATAATTAACAGACCCATTGTCATTTACATAATGCGCTGGTGTAATACAGTTAACATTTGGATTCATTCTTGCTACATTAATCATATTATAATCAACAGGAACAGCACCATATATATTAGTTGATAATACAGAAGCCAGTCCTGCCTGAATGTCTGACTTTATCTCATCTGTTAAGATAAGTGTAGCATCCTTATCTAAAACTTTAGCATAATCTATTGTTTTTGGATTATAAGCATTAAGTATAGACGAATGAGATATAGTTGTTGTATGCATATAAATTCTACCAAAAAATAAAATATCTATAAATGATGATTTGATAGTAGAAAACATATTACTTAATCTAAAATCAGTTGCTCTATCTTCAAATATTCTACTTCTTAAGCTATTAGTTAAATTACTTTTATCTGACCTTGTAAGTTCTGAGATAAGCGCTTCTATTTTTACTTGGTCTTGGAATAATTCTAACATTTGTTGCATCATTAAACTATGATTAATATCAATACTTTCATTTGCCATAACTATTGCCCATACAGCGTATATAGACACAAGTGATATCATAAATATATATCCATGTGTAGCAAATGCAGGTATTGCACAAAATGGTGCATAAGTCATAACAACAGCAGCAGCTGATACACCACATCCGTATATAATAAAATTAGAAGCTGCTAACCCAAACTGAGCTATTTGAGTTCCTCCATAAGAGTTTTGTTCAAACTCATATTTTTTCATAAAAGATGTATTCAATATAACTCTATTATATGTGGCTACATATCCAATAGGCATAGCAGTAGATAATACAACTATTGCACCTACTGGAGTTTTTATTTCAAATACAAGATTTATGTTTTCATACGCTTTACCAAGACTTTCTCTTATATCAGCTAATTTAATAAGTCCTGCTTCAGGAGTTATATCTAATTCTTTGCTTTCTAACTGTTTATTGTCAGTATTGTAATAATAAACTACACTATTCTTACTAGATGCATCTCCTCTTCCTAACACAGGTTCTCTCATTACACCAAAATTATATATATTTGTTGGTATCGCTTTTCCAGTTTTATCGAAAAAAGTGGCAGCATACAACCAATCTGCACATAGAGTAAAATCTGCAAATAGTCTTGCATATATAATCATATTAGCAAACGCAGACAATACCCCCATATTAGACAATACTTTAATATCTCCCTTGTCTGTTAAATCTTTTGTGCATAAGTATGGCACACCAAATATTTTAACATTAGAGGAATTAGACTCTATAGATTTTAAATAAAAAGTAGTGTTACTGTTACTAGCAAATGTTTCCACCTTATCTTCAGGAAGTTTTTCATGAAGAACAATAGAATCTTTTATTTTTGTGGTTTTTGTAGATTGTTCACCATCACTATCTTCAAGTGTAAAATCAATAGTTACTTTATTTACTGAAAACATGAAAGTGTCATAATCAATACTTGATTCTTTTTCTTTAATAAGTCTAATACATAACCTAACAGATTGTTCTGTAGTAGTATCAAACTCATATTCGTCAATTATTGCTGAGGCATCTAAATCTATTAATACCATACTATATTTAGATGTATCTATTGCATCAGAATGTGTTGTAAGTGTTGTCCCATTAATAGTAACAGAGTTATCTGTAGCATATATATTGCTATTAACAATTTCAAATATATCTGATTTTTTGTAGGCCTTGTCATCTTCTTCTTCAAAATATCTAAATTCAGAATCAACATTAGTGTCTGAAATACTAAGTGTTCCTGTTCCTGTTACCTTTATTCTAAAGATATAATCAACAATTACATTTCCAGAAGCTGAGTACAATGGTCTTATCTTATCATATTTATCTGAAAATAAAGCACCTTTTGTATCAATAGCAGTTTCTCTTTCTGTTTGTGTTTTATCTATCATAACATCATCATCAGACTTATCTGTATTATTTGTTAAATCTTTTTTTGCAACTTCTTCATTTTCATCTAACTTTGGTTCTTCTTCTATCTCAACTTTAGCTTTGTTAGTTTTTAAAACTGGACCAGTATTACCTAACATATTATTCTCCTTTAATTAATTGCATAGCAGGAACACTACTATTTACTTTATTTAAATCTTCTGTATTCATAGGTATATTCCAATGCAACGGCTTCTTTTTATAAAAATCATTTAATATATCATTAATCATTATTAGTGCCATCTGTGGTAATTCTCTATATGCTTTTCTTTGTAATTGACCATCAGAAAACATTAAATTACACATAATAACATTCCATACATTACCTCTTGTCTCATCGGCAGAGTGTCTAACTTCAGAGCATGAACATTTAACACCAGGAACATCATAACACTCAAAATAGTTTTTGTATATACCAGTTTCATAATACCAAGGACTTGCGAAATTGTGCATATAACAACTATCTCCCATTGCTTCATTAGAAAACATAGGCAAATAATTAGGGTCTTCTAAATATTTATAATTAGACACAAAATCCAATGCAAATTTAGTTGAGTATGTTAACACCTGTCCTATATAATAAGAACTATCTGTTGTATCTATAGGTGTCATATATGGTTGCACTTCAATTACTTGAGTATTGTATTTATCTAAAAATTCTTGTGCATATTTATCAAAGATAAGAGTATACATGAGTTGCATATTTGTGTTTTCCATAGCTGATATATCAAATCTCTTTAAAAAGAATAATGGAACATTACTTCTATGTGCGGATACATATGGAACGCATTTAATAGTGTTTTCTGTGATAGTTATACTAATTCTTTGATTAAATAACAATATATCTATATAATCACATTTTATTTCAAATGGTTTATGAATACCAAGATATTCTCTATCTAATTCATATACTATTTCAAACTCTGCTAAGTGATGCTTTATCTCTACATAATCGTAGCATTCAGAATTTGTTTCGACTCTTGCATTTACTTGCAGGTTATCTAACTCACTACCACCAACTAATGAATGTTGTATTTTGTCTATATAAAATACACCAGTTTTTACTTCTGGAAAAAATATTTTAACTTTCTGTCTGAATTCTAATTTTTTACCAGTAAAATAATTATCTTTGAACCACTTCATCCAGTTGTAGTTATATATAGGTTCTGTAGAAAAATCACATCCTATCGCACCTAAACCAAAATATGGATGAAAAATCTTAGCATGTGGTATAAAAGTATAATACCCATGCTTATTTACCATATATGATTTATATAAATATCTAAATTGTCTCATTTGTTTTCCTTTTATTCTATTACAATAGAATCTAACATTTTACTAGTTTCTTCATTCTGAACTCTAATAGCATCCATTTCGTTATTGTATGCTGCTAATGACAAATTATATGCTCTTACTTCATTGTTAAACATTAAACTATCATTTGTCCAGCTAATAATGTCTTGCATAAACTTATTCATATCTTCATTTGTTTTCTCTATAACACTATGTAGATTAGCATAGTCTTCACCCATATAAGACACAATAGATTTAACAGTAGCTTCTAATGCTCTGTCTCTATTAACAATATAGTTAAGTTTTTCTTCTAAATAAGCAAACTCAGAAATAAAATCTTTAGCAGTTATATATATAGTGTTAAACTCTTCAGCAAAGAATGCATAGTTTTCAACTTGTTTTTCAAGCATTACTATTAAGTCATTAGCGTAACTTATTTGTTTATCTTGCTCTTTGTTTGTATTATCCATTTTTTCAAGAAGTTGGTCTTGTTCTTTATTTTTGTTTATAACATCTTGGATTTTTTCTTTTTGGGCAATTATCTCTTTAGATAAGTTTTTAGCAAATGCTATTTGTGTATTTAATTGTTCTATCTTTTTATCAATATTAAGTGAGTTTATATATTGATACATTTTTGCAAAAGAATCATACACATTTGTCTTAAATAGCTTAACATCTGTAATATTTAATGCTAATTGTGTAGTATCATCAGCATATGCATCAACTATTTTTTGTGATTCTTTATTTGCTATCGCAAGTGGAATGTTAGCCTTGTCTTGAATATCTTTTATTTCTTGATTAAGTTGATTTATAGACTCTAGTAGACTTGTAATAGTGTCAGTTTGTAATAAAGTCTTAACAACACTATATTTATCTATAAATTCTTTTATTTCAAGAGCTTTAATATTGTTGTTTGTTTTACCAGACAACATACTAATAAGTCCATCTATCTTACCTTCTAATTCATATATATCTTGTTTAGTTACTTCTGTAGCCATAATTATTTCCTTTTTTTAATAACAATTATAGCATATATTATTTAATTGGTGAGATTGTTAGTGGACAACAGATATCCCCGTGGGATAAACGGGGATTTTGCAAACTTGAAACTTTTAGGAGGTTTAGCAATTAACTGTAAGAACTCCCACAAAGGGAGTATCTCAAAAAAAGGATTCACGTATGAAATTCGTTGTAACATAGTGCTTGGGCGTGGGTGTGCAGTATGTTTGTGCTGTTTGTGAAGCAGCGTTATTATTATAGCTTGTTAATTAAAACAAGTCAATAATTATTTTTCTTTTTTACTTTTCTATTTTATTTATTAGTGTAATCTGTTTTATATATTAATAACTTAGTGTCATTCCATTCCATTGTAAAAAATACCTCTACCTCATCTAATTCAAAATCATTAACCATTAGTTTTAATAATGCTTGTCCAGTAGTTTCGTAGAATGAATTTATTTTTTGTTGTATTAAAGGAACATAATCTTTTTCTCTTGCAGGTGGGTCATAGAATTTTAAATCAGTTATACCATTAAATATGGATTGTATTTTATATATTTGAAGTTTTTTGTTTTTAATATGTAAAACATATTCATAAAAATAACTATCAATTTTAACATCTTTATATGAAGAAGGAATATTCTTCATATAGTTTACTTTAATATGAAGATACTTAAAAGAAGTATTCTTCATAATATTTAATATTTCTTGGTAGTCTACTTTCTTAAAAGTCATATTACGCCTTTTTTAATTGTTTGTGAATTATAGCATATCATCTACACAATAATCTACTGGATTATTAAAATATTCTTCTTGTTCTTTAAGTCTTTTTTCTTGCAATGGTTTTAATATAAGTTCATCTTCTAATTTAAGCCATGACCAATCTCTACTTACAGTTGTTAAATTCTGGAACATTGCTATTTTATTTATTTTAGCATAACCATACAATGGACGATATATTGCCCAGAATGTGTATGTCCAATATGTTGACTCTTTTTTTTCACCATTCAATATATATGTAAAATAATTAGTAATAACATCTTTCACTAAAATTAATCTATTGTCTTTACCAACATTATTAAATACTATTGAATTGTTTAATGTTAAAGTTTTATCTGATGCATTGTAATATACATCCAAACCATCAAATATTGATGAAGAAAAGCTATTTTCAGTATCATTTATAGTAAAGTCTATAAAAAAGTTTTGAGTAAAGTACGAATTCATAACATGTCTATTTTCTTTAAACGAAAATGTTTGAAGGAACGATGAATCCTTGAGTCTAAATAGTTTTTTACTACCATCTATATCATCAATAATAAAAGTTCCTGTTATTGTTTTATTTTCTTCTTTAAAAATAAAAGTACAATTAGTAAATCTATTCATATTATAAAAGTCATCTACTTGTATTTTTGATATAAAAAAAGAAAATTGTTCTTTGTTTTTAAATACAAAAGTAGTTTCTTTTATTTCAAACCATGGTTCATGGAGTATATAAAAATTATCATCTAATTCAGCTTCTGAAAAGTCAATTCTATGTATAGATAGAGTTTTTGAATTCATAAAATTTAAAACAGGAACTTTATTTGTAAATTTTATATCCAATGAAAAATTAAAATCATTTTGCGAAACCCTTACATCATTTTCGTCACAAAGAAATATTGTAGATGTACTATAACAATCAATTATTAATGAATTATAATCATAGTTGTAATCAGTTAGATGCATACTATTGCTACTTCCTATACTCACATTAGTTATCTCACTATTATTATACAACTCTTCTATAGGTGTATTTTTACTGAAAAATATTTCTGGAGATGATTCAAATTTTCTTTTCATATATTTATCTAAAGAATATTCAAAATTATCACTAGAATATTCACTAAATATATCAACATTACACAGAAAAGAAAATTCATTTCTATAAGGATATGCTCCGTTTTTCCAAAGAGAACCATACATTACTAATATGTTATCCACAAAAACATCTATTAAATTGTTTGGTAAATTAGCCACATTAGTACTTAATACTTCTCCAGTTTTATTCATTATCCTATACACAACTCCATAGTCATATATTATTTCAAAACACCAAAACAACTTTTCATTAAAAGCAGATATACCTATTGCAACATCACTATCGTCAAGAGCTCTTCCGTATAAAAGGTTTCCAGTACCTAATATTCCATTATAAGGATATGTATCATCATTAAATACCCATACTGCAGTTCCTATATCAACATTGTGTCTAGCCTCAACAAATAAAACAACATGTTTATTGTTATCTATTGTTTTTTTGGAAACAAGGGGTATTAATTTATTATCGTTAGGATTAGATTGTTGTGGTTTTTCAAATACATCAGTTGTGTATCCTGTTATATCATTTTTTAGTTTAGTATACTGCACACTACCTTTAAAACTTTGAAAGTTAATATTCATAGAAGATAAACATTCATCAGATTCTTTAACTGTATACGAATCATAAACAGATGTACTTATAGAAGATAATTCAGTTAAATTGTCTTTTAGTTCATCTAAATACACTATATAATCTTCCATGTTTTGACATATGCTTTTAATATAATCATCTTCAATACCACTACATTCTTCTTCATTTATACTGTAAAGAATTCCTAAATCTTTATTTGGTATATCTAAATTAGATAAATATTCAGATTTATTTTCGTATATTTCATTTATTTCATTTATTGTATCATTTAGTTTATGTGGTAATGTAGATAATATGTATTCAACAATACAATCAAATGCATCTTTCTTTATTTGATAGTAATCTTCTTTTAATTGTATATCACTACTAGAATACACTTCTAAATCTTCAAATGAAATAGAAGAAGTTAAACTATTTAAATATTCATAAATATTATACATAGAATCTCTTACATAGTTTCTAAGATTATAAACAAAACCTTCTAGCTCTCCTCTAAAACTATTCAAATTACCACATACTCTTCCAGTTATAGAAAAAACTTCTCCATTCTCTTTGTATAATTTGTATATATTGTAGTTTTTATAATCATTCTTTAATGTTTCTAGTTCATTATTAACTTCATCTATAGACTCACTAGGATATATCACTCTAAAATCTGGTAATTCTACTTTATATAGATTTTCAATAATTCTTGCTCTTGCTTTTTCTGTAATATTATTATTATCTATAGACTTAACATAATCTATAACTTCATCTAAAAACTCTCTTTTTGTAAATTCTACATAATCATTTTCAAATAAAGGGCTATTATCATTGTTTTCTCTGATAATATCTGTTATTACTTTAGATGTTATATTATATATATCTTCTAATTCATCGCCAATCATTTTAATATGTCTATTGATAGAATCGTATAACGGTGGAATAATATCTCTAAACATATTTATATACACCAAAAAGTCTTCCACAATATCTAAAGGATTTCCTCCTTTACCAAAATTAGATACATTGTCTCTGCTTATATAAATTGATTTTGCATCACCTGGGTCATGTAGTCCATTTAACTCTGGCATGTTTGGTATGTCTTTATTTGTGTAAGATTTAACTAATAAATTATTATTACTTATAGTACTTACTTCTGTACCATCTTTAAATTTTATAAGTTTTCCATCTTGATACTTGTATGATAATCCAATATACCCACCAACCATATCTTCTATAAGAATATATAATTTAGGCTTACTCTCTTTATCATTTTTTTTAAAAATACCCTCTATATAGGTAACAATACCTGATTCAGTAACAAATTCTTTAGGTGGTATAGAGAAGTAAGGATTTAAACTTATTTTACTCAAAAGATTAGTTGGATTATTTTTAAACACACCAAATCCTATATATTTATATCCATAAAAAATATGTACACACTTATTATTTATATCTATATACACAAAACACAATCCATTAGCATTATCATCTAACATTAATTTAACAATATCGTTTATATTGCTTGTAAAATATAATCTATTTATATCTCCATATTTAGGTATTTCATAATTAATAGTAGCTTCAGTCATATTTATAACCTTTTTTTTTAACAACAATTATATCATATATTGATTTTATATTAGAATAGTTTTTTTGTAGTGGCGGAACTGACGGGACTCGAACCCGCGACATCCTGCGTGACAGGCAGGCACTCTAACCAACTGAGCTACAGTTCCATAAACCCACAGGGGAAAAGTGGGTTATAAAGTAAAAATTAACTTAAAAAGGAGAATTCATGCCTAACACGAATTCATTGATTTTAAAGATTTTTATGGTGCCAGAGCCTGGATTTGAACCAGGGTCAAGTTAAAGGAATTCAAAGTAAAGCAACTACATACAATAACTTAATCTTATACCATATTAGAAATCACTCTGGCAAATGGTGGGCGGTATAGGAATCGAACCTATATTTAACAACTTATGAGGTTGCTGCATTACCAGTCTGCCAACCGCCCATATATTTTAATTGTTTTTATTTTTTCCACATAATATTATAACTTTTAAACCAGTTTCTAGCCGTCTTTTTTGTTACTCCATAAGTTTCTGATATTTCTAATAAAGTCTTTTTGAGCAACTTTTCTTTTTCTGGTTTTTTTAATTGTGCCTTATTCTTACATGCAATAGAGCAATATGTGCTTTGCGAGTGTTGTAAAATCTTTCCACAATATACACATTTAACTATCTTTTTTTTATAGTTAGATTTATTTTTATTACTCAGCCAATTGTGTAATTTTGTATGGTCTGCTTTTGTTAAAACTATTAGATTTGATACATGGTTATTCTGTTTATCTTCATCTAAGTGATGCACTTCATAACCATTATGTATCTCTATACCTAGTTTTTCAAGCACCAACATGTGCTGATATACCCATCCATTCCAATTTTTGCTTTTCATAGAATACTTACTATCTGGACAATACTCCAAAATATAACCATTTAACACCCTAATATTATCATTCATAACAAATCCTATTTATCAAAAAAAATACACAACTATCTTTGTATGGTCGGAATGGGTGGAATCGAACCACCGACACCTAGATTTTCAGTCTAGTGCTACTACCAACTGAGCTACATTCCGATGGCAGAGGGTGAGAGATTCGAACTCTCGGAAGCTGTTACACTTCGTCGGTTTTCAAGACCGATTCCTTCGACCACTCGGACAACCCTCTATAATGGCGGAAGTTATAGGATTCGAACCTATGGAGGCTGTTACACCCCTACCGGTTAGCAACCGGCTGCCTTCGACCACTCGGCCAAACTTCCAAATTGTAGAGCCGAAACTCTACAAAGCAATAAAAATATTTCCTCTCTAAGGTTGTGTACAGAAATTTACATGCCCATATATATTTTTCTGTTCCTTAACACTTGTTCACTGAAATGTAGACCTATGTGCTTCAGATGGGAGTCGAACCCATATCTGGCTACTTAAAAGGTAACCACTCTTCCAGTTGAGTTACTGAAGCATATTGGCTGGGATGGTAGGACTCGAACCCACGATACACTGGACCAAAACCAGATGCCTTACCACTTGGCCACATCCCAACTTAAGTTCGCCAATACGGTTTGACGTTACCACCTCTTTCTACTCAATGGTAGATGAGCAATGGTTGCGGAGGCTGGACTTGAACCAGCGACCCCTTGGGTATGAACCAAGTAAGCTACCTTCTGCTCTACCCCGCGATATAATGGTGGAGTTGACAGGAATCGAACCTGCGACCTAATGCGTGCAAGGCATTTGCTCTCCCAACTGAGCTACAACCCCAAATGGCTCCCTGAGCTGGGCTCGAACCAGCGACCCACAGATTAACAGTCTGTTGCTCTGCCAACTGAGCTATCAGGGATTATATGTTTGGAATGTAATTATATAAAAAAACACCGAAGGTGTCAAGGAATTTTATCCTTGAATTTTTTTAATTGTAGAAGAATCTAATGGTTTGTCTACTAAAACAACATTTTTTATATAACCATTGTAAGCGTTATTAAAAGGATAATCACACCCTATTGTAGCTAAATCCATTAATGAATTGTTGTCTTGTATATTTTCTGCTACCAGTTTACCGTTGATGTAAAAGTTTCTAACCCCATTTTCTACTTCCACAATAGCCATATTGTATTCATTTGATTCTCTGATTATCATATCAGATAAAATTTGTTTTCTTCCAGTATGATAATTAACTATTTTATTATCATATATGGCTACAAGGATATTATTACCCTTATTTGTCTTTTTGCTACCAAAAATAGTCGCCCAATCGTTATTTATACCACGATTACCAACAACTGTAAAAGTAACAAGTATTGTTTTAGTTTTAGAAAAGTCATACTTACTATAATCAAGATAACCATCTCTAAAAAAAGCACCTTTATTGGTAAATAATGGCATACGATTATCTCCAGTATAAGAACTCTCATAGTTCCCAATAATAGATTTAGAATTATTAGTTAATGGAAAAAATGCTATTATATTTGGATATATATTCATATATGGTTTTACAGCAGCAATATTATCTTTGGCTTCATCTATATAATACAATGATTCGTTTGGAACATTGCTGTAATCAATATCTCCTGGTCTAATCCATCTTAGGAATCTAGATAATCCACCACCACCTTGGTTATGTCTAAATTTAATTCTATATTCACCTTTATTTAAATAAACAGTTTTATTGTGTCTATTGTCACCTTGTCTTCCATGTGTACCATACCAACCAAGAGTAAATATCTCTTTATTGTTATTGTTATATATAGTAAAGTCTATAGCATCATCTCCATCTATAGCAAATGCATAATTACCTGTTTTAGGAACAATTAAATAACCATTTAAAAACATTGTTCTATAATCATCAGTTATTGATGGCAATGAAGAACTATAATCAGAAGAATTAATCCAATTAGCTACACCTTTACCAATAAATCTATCTTCTGTCATCTTGTTCTCCAACAAGTCAAACTCTTCTTTTGAATTAGGTGTACTCATATTTCTTGTGTTAAAAGTGTGTACTAATATACCGTTTAATTTTCTAATATAACCATCGGCATTTAACACCATTTCTGTTTTTTTTGTTCTACTTACTGTTTTTTTAGGCATGTTTCCAGACATTACTTCATTAAAAGTATATGCACCCTCAACATACATCACTCTTTCTATTTTACCCATAAAACATTGACTAAACTCAAAACCACCACCTTTACTATCTTGTTCTTGTCCAATTGTTAGTACATTGTTTTCAGAATAAGTATAATTTATAGAACCAGATATAGTGACTGTATACTCTTTATCTTTTGTTGCCATAACAAATCTATCATGATAAAAAGTAATAACAACATCAACCCATTCATCAGTTTTCAAACCAAAATCTTGTGTTGTTCCTATAGTTCCATCAACATGACTCTCAAATCTTAGTTTAGACCCTTGTGTGTAAACAGCTATATCATTGTCACTATGTGGAGACCACACTGAAAATAGTCCATCTATACTACTGTTAATTCTACTTCTATTAAATCTAATGTAAATTGTGTACTCTGAAAAATATTTTATATTATCTATTCTAATATAATTTGTTGTATTTGGCTCATCACCAAAATCAGCTATACCATCCTTTATAGTAACATTGTTTACTATCGGCTTTATATTTTTAGGTAAACCTAAATTTGGCTCATTAAATCTTAAATCAAGAATATATTGTTCTTCTTTAGTTGTATTATTATAGTATGAGTTATTCAATACACAAACAGCTTCTTCTGCTGATACATTCTTATTAAATACAGATAATTTTTTAAATGAACCTTCAAATAAATTAACCATACCCCTATCATCTCTTACACATAAAACCCCTCCTACACCTATATTAGTATCAATAGGATTTAATAGCTGTTTACCAGTAATTGTGCTTCTTCCTATTTGTTTATAATCTTCATCCATAAGTATTAATTCTACACCAGTATCATTTAAATTAAATACAAAGTTTATATCTCCAGTATAGTCATTAGATATTGTTACTTTGTTTGAATCATAATTAGTTCCATTAACACCTAAGTGGATAAACCATTGGTCTTGGTAACCATCAGCCCTTAAAGCAAAGTAAAAAAACGGTCTTTCTGTAGAATGAGGGACATCTAAACCTATAATAGTTCTACCTGCACTAGATACTTGTTGATTTCTTCTAACTCTTCCAACAAAAGAAAATGGAACTTTAAGTAATTTAGTTGAATTAAATACAAGTGCTGAATCTTTAGTATTTACACTTCCATCGTCATTTAAAACAATTGGTCCATATAACGAATTAACACCATTTCTACCTATTCTTTTCATTCTTCCAAAGTTAAAATCCCCTATACATCTATCAACACCATTAAGAGTAAATTCTTCATCATTGTATGTTAATTTTTCCAATAGACTCATATTTATTAATGCTTTGCAAAAAGATGGTATTTTAGAATCTTTTAATGGTGTTTGAAAAGAAACTATATCAGCTATTTCAACATCAGCTCTTGAAGTATTATTGTTAGAACAGCTTGAATACCAGTTAAAAAATCTGATATTTTGACTTAGATTTCCATTTATTTTTTCATCTGTAATGCTACCAATTTTATTACCATCAACAAAAAGTGTTAAAGTATTATTAGGTTTATCAACCTTAATAACAACATCATATTTTACATCATATTTAAAAATCCATTCTATATATTTCACATTGTTATTACCATCAGTTCTATCCCAATATGTTAAAAGTATTTTGTTTTTGTTATTATTATCTATACTCATATCAAACAAAATTTGATTGCCACAATTATAATTAGATAATATAGCTTGATTATTGCTACTATCATATTCATGAACTATCATTTTGAATCTAAGCATAGATATGTCTTTATTAACTATATCTGTTGGAAGGTTGAAATAAGAATCATTAACATTACTATTCAGTCTATCTCTTTTAGGTCTAATATAGCACATATTGTCATCTTTATGATAAATTAAATCTAAATTTTTAGATGAGGCTGAACTGTTAGAAATCATATCAGTTTCTACTCTCTCTTGTCTTAATGGATAATAATAAGATAAGTATTTGCTTATAGGGAAATCTTTAAACAAATCAACACTGTCATCATTTATTACAGATTCTGTTATATTTTTAAACCTATTATATTTTTCTATAGCATTTTCTTGTAGTGTTTCAAACTCATCTTCAGTAGGAGCGGCTTCAAGCGTTTTACCTATTGCAAAAAATATAATTCTTTTATCAAATGGGTTATTGTTTCTATCTAAATCTAATACATGTTGGTCTCCCCATTCCATATACTCGTTATAATGATAATCCCAGCTCCACCACCATCTCCATGTTCTATAATTATGAGGGCGAAAACCATATTTATTACTTCCACCATCTGTATACAGATACATATCAAATCTATCTGGACAATGGTCACCATTGTGAGACCACGATAATACTACTCCTTCTTTGTCAATATACGATACATCTTTGGTTTTTTCACAACCGTCAACTCTATTAAATCTAAAATCAGAACCAAAATTACCAAAATGTATTAACGGTGACACCTCTCCTGTATCAGCTCTTTGAGCAAACATACCAGTTACAAAAAAATTATCTGGGAATAAACTTTCTATTAACTCAGCGTTATCTTCTTCTGTGTTTTGTCCTATATAGTAGCTAATATATCTAAAAGAAAATTCTTTTTCAATATCTACATCATCTATTGTTATAGAATCCAAATACTCAGGTAATGCTAAATCAAAAAAAATACTGTAGTTGTTTATATTTATTTTCTCAACATCATTAGAGAAAAAAATTTCTTCATTTTCTTTAATATTTAATTTATTCTTAAATACTAAATTAAAAGAGTTGGCGCAGTTGTCAGCGTCAATAAAGTATATTTTGTTGCTTGTAACAAAAATAGTGTTTCTATTTATGTTTCTCAATTTGTGTTTTTTTTGCACAAAGTGCATAATAAGCTCATCTTCATTGTTAAATTTAGATATATAATCATCATTATAAACCAATATAACGTTTTTTCTAACCATATTTTTTCCTTTTTTTAACCTGATTATAGCAAAAAAAAATAAATTAGTTTTAATAGGGGATTCAACCCCTATCTTTAATTACTTTTTCTATATATTGAACAAAATTATCGAAGTCTTTTTCTGATATATATTTGTTTCTTGGACTACCACCTATTGCAGTATGTCCCCCAGCCTCATCTCCAAAGAAATCTTGTAACATTCCAGCTACACCTTTTTTTCCAAATAAATCAACAGCAGTATCTTTGTCGTATGCTGATAATAATACACTATTAGTGTTTGTGTTATATTGAATAATTACCTTTTTTGGTTCATTAAAAAGATTGTAATTATCACAATAAAAATGTTTACCTTTAAACACCAACATATCATCATTAACAAATACTAAAGAGTCTTTTGCATTTTTTGTTTTTTTGCTATTCCAATAATATGCTTCTTGATATATTACACTAGATGCTATATCTTTTGATTCTATAATTATTTTAGTAGCATCTACTATATTTTTAAATATTGTAGTTATATCTCCAGTTTTTACCTTATTGTTTCTTGAAAACAAATATCCAATAGTTAACCACTTTCTACCAATATCTGTATTCTTTAAATGTTCATATTCTATAGCTGCTTTATGATAACCATTTTTATCACTATATGCAACTATTTCTGAAAGTTTTTTGGCTGTGTCATCTTTAGGATTTAAATAACCTTCTAACCACATAATACCAAATATAGTATCTGCATCTAGATGACTGATTATATATGCCTTATCTTTGTCTTTAAAATTATCTATAAGATAAGGCCTTTTAATACCTACTTCTGCTGGGCATATATTATTACTTCTTGGTCCATGGTGGTTTAACGATAAATCTACATTAGGCTCTTCTAATGCTAAATCACCCCATTCTGCCTCGATAGAAATAACATATTTACCCCTATGCTGCCTTGCTAACTTTTTAGCCTCCTCTAAATCCTTCGCTACAACAATTCTCATATCTTCTCCTTTTCATATTACACCAACCTTATCTATTATCTTACTATATATTTCTAATATATCATCATAAGATAAATGTTTTAAATGTGGTTTTATTTTTTTTATCATTTTTTTCTTCTCTATATTTTGTTGCTTTTCTATAAATTGCTCTTTTGTTACTATCCTATACTTAATTGTGAATATATTTTTGTGCTTCTTTAATAATTTAGTTTGACCAGCCTCAGTTATCCTTCCACTTTTTTTACTTATGTACAGCTTATTCTTCAAAACAAATCTAGTGGATGTTTCTCTTACAACCTCAATTATATCAGTAACCCCACTAATTTTTATTTCAATATAATCTCCTACTTTCAATCTATTTACATTTACTTTGCTTCTAAAATCCCTTATAGACATTTTCTTCTCCAACAATATCTTTTATTTCATTAAGGGTTGTTGCTCCACTTAAATATCTAAATAATTCTCTAAATCTAAGCATATTATCGTTAATAAATTTATTTACAACTTCATTACCAAAATCATGTTTAGTAAACAAATATTCTCTTCTAACAACATAATGTTCATTTTGGTAATTTAATATAACTACAGGAAAATTAGTTTTAATTCCTTTTTTAATTAATACTTTATTATCTTTTTCTAGTTTTGCTTCTATAGTATTTTTATACACAAATTCTATTTTAGGAGATTCGTTAACATCCATATTCTATCCTTTCAATAAAACTATAATTACTGGTAGCAATAGTATCAAAAGCAAAACTATCAAGTCTTGCTTTTTCATTGCACTATATCCTCTATTTTTCTTTCATAAAATTCAGCTAATTGGGCTTCATCCGGATGTTCTTTTTTGTATTTAACATCCTTAATTGCTTTATTTAAAGCTTTTGTATCAAACCCTTGAGATTTAAGATTTTTAACTAATTCTTTTTTTTCATTTTGTAATGCCTTAATCTCTCTTGTTATGTTCTCAATTCTTTGCACACCTTCTTTTAGTATCTGAAGTGCTTCTTTGTCATATTCTCTTTTAATCATTGTATGTCTCCTTGTATAGTTTTTTAATGGCATTAACCATTATCTCAGTATCATGTTGTGTCCCATTTTTCCATATATCTTTATTCGCATTTCTTTCATTAAATAAATGCTCCCATGTTTTTGGGTTAACACCCCAAGCAACACTAATAAACTCTTTGTATTTAAAATAGTACATTGCCCTTGTGTATATCTCAGTTTTATAACCTAATTCTTTAAACAATAGCATAACTTGATTTTGAGATATATTTGTCATGAATTCTATTCTATCTTCATCTGTTTGCATTGTTAGCATAATACATACATGTGGGCCTATCTGTAACATTTCAGTAGTTGCTTCTTTTGTATTTTTATATTCCTGACAATACTTTTTTAATCTCTCCATAAAATCTTCAGGCAACCAATAATCAAACTTAGGCGCATATCTGTCTGATTGTGCTTCTTTAGATAGAAATATATGAGTGTTCGGAACTTGTGCCCACACAAACATAGGTGCTTTACCTCTGATTGCAAAGAACTTACCTTCTTTTATCTCTTCTGGAGTATTGTAAGGTATTTTCTCATATGCAATACCTGCGTTAATACAAGCCCTCATATTTGTATACAACGTCATTCCCTTAATATATCCCATAGGACCACCAAACGAATTATGGAAACTATATACATGCATTTTTGTTATAAGTTGTTTATTATTTGGATTGTATAATCTAGCAGAATTTTCATCATAAACAACATCTATAACCACAGGTAAGAACTCAAATGGTCTACTTGGTGTTCCAAGAGCTGCTTCTTTCATTAAGGCCTTATATCTACCTTCTGGTCTTTTTGCTTCATACTTACCTCTGCTGATTGCAGCTAAATCAGTAACCCACTTTATTCTATTCTCTTCGCAAGAGTTTGCTTCTAAAATATTTACACTACTTACATTTGTTGTAACATATCCACCATTCCATAAATCTATTTTATTGCTCACTTGTAATCCTTTGTTTAATTTTAATTTCTTGGGATAGGACCTTCTGGTATACTGTTATCTTTTGTGATATTTATATCTGCATCAAATCTTTTGCCTTTTCTTGTATTTAATACAACATCTATATTTTCTTTGTTCACTCTTAATTCTTTTGCTGCATATTCTTTAATTGCTTCAATTACTTCTTTATGCTCTAATGTTACTTTCATTTTGTTTCTCCTTTTTCTTTGTAAATTTTCCATTCTTCTTCAAAAACATCATTTTGACTAATAGGATACACTTTAACTTCTATCTCATATGTTGTAGGATTGATTTGAACTAAATCAATATGTTCTCTATATTTTACTTCTGTTCCTTCTTCAAATATACCCAATAGTGGTGGTCTATTTACTTTAAAAGTACTTCCTGGAACATAAATTAAGAAACTATTTACCCAATGTATATGTTTTATCTTATACCCCATTTTCATTAGTTCTTTTGCTTCACAAATATTAAACTTGCCATCTAATGATTTGTATGGTTTCATTGCTCTATTTGAAACAAACCAACAATCTGGATTTTCTGTTGTAGGTATTTTATGAGTTTCATCTATACTATAAATATCCCCCATAATCACACCAACCACATCACCAGACAGTGCTTCTATAATAGCAGGTCTATCTGCTTTTGCTACACTAACAAAATCATATTTCTTTTCTAATTCTTCCAATTCTAGTCTTGTTACTTCTAATCCTGTATGTATTTTTCCATCTCTTAAATATTGTTTTATTTGCATTTTATTTTTCCTTTATTTTCCAGTGCTTCCAAAACCACCAGCACCTCTTACCGTATCACTTAACTCCACCACCTCAACAAATGTTGTTTGCACAACTTCTTTAATTACTGCTTGGGCAATTCTTTCACCAATATTTATTTTAAACTCTTCGTTTGAATGATTTATAAGTAATACTTTTATTTCACCTCTATAATCACTATCAATAGTTCCTGGTGTATTTAACACCGTTATCCCATGTTTGTAAGCAAGACCGCTTCTTGGTCTTATTTGAATTTCATATCCAACTGGAATTTCAAAAGCCAGTCCAGTTCCAACAAGCTTTCTCTCTCCTGGTTTTATTGTTAATTCATCAGTTGAATGTAAATCAAAACCTGCTGCTTCTTCTGTTTGATATTTTGGCACTACTGCTAAATTGTTTAATTTCTTAATTTTTAAACTAATCATTTTCTCTCCTTTTTTAATGTTTTCAAATTCTGAATTTTCCATAGCTGCTTTTTCTATAACATCCATAATATACTCTTTAATTAAAATATTTATCTTTTACAATCTGTCTTCCCACTACTCTCTCATCTTTTAATATATTTTCTATTCCAGCTCCAGGGATGAAAGTTACAGCTTCAGCCACATTATCTCCTTGTTGTGTTGATACTTGCAACACTACTCCTAATCCATATATTTCCATACCTTTAGTTGATTTCATCCAACCTTGAGAAGCAGATGATGCTTTACTAATCAACTTCCAAGTATCTGGGTCACCAAACACTTTAATGTCATTCACTTTTTCTTTTAGTTCTTTAGTGTTTTTAATATCTAATGTTTTTGAATGAGTGTCTTTTTTTACATACCCATCTTCAAATGTTTTTTTTGGGCTCCAGCTCTCATATCCGTCAGAATAAACAACATAATACCCTTCTTGATTTTCAGCATCTTCATTATAATCTCTAACCAATCCTAATTTTCCTGCTTCATGATAAGTCATTGGTTTTGCTTTTACTTCTTTATTACATTTATATTCTACTAATTCAGCCATTTTTATTATCCTCCATAAATTTTTTAATTATTCTTATATGTCTATCGCTAATCATGGTCTCAACTAATATATACAAAAAGTCATCATTTTTTATATTAGACAAGTCCATATCATCCAACGCTACAACCCTATTCCCAGCCTTTAACAATTCATCTATGTCTTCATTTCTTTCTCCTTTACTTAATCCAATTATTCTTCCATTTAAATAGTTATTTAAAATGTCAGTTATTTCCACTTCAAAATCACTCACCCAATCAAACTCATCTTTAAAATGAAGTTCTCCATCAATTAGTTTCCAAATCATACCCCAACTAGAAGTTACAAATAATTTACTGTCTGTTATTACAGACAAATGGACTAATCTCTCTAAATTGAGCCTAAATATATCTAACCTATGTCTCTTAGGAAGCATATTATAATGAGGAAGGATACAGTCATCTATATCAAAACATATTACTCTACTATTTTTAACCATTGTCTTCCTTTTTGTAGAATAGCACCATAGCCTCAACTAATTTACCAACAACATATTCTTTTGTGAACAACCCACAATAGAGTATACCATCAGCAGCAAACAAGTTATACAAAATACTGCACAATTTCCTTTTTTGGTAAACAGTCATGTTCTTTAAATCAATCTCATCTCTTATTTTATAGGTAAACCACTCATCTGTAGGTAATAATATTCTTAAATCACCTCTTTTATCTATTTTCACATATAGACTAGCAGATTTTATTTCCATGACATCAACTTTTAGTTAATTCAACCCAAAAAGCAGCAGCACTACCAACAGCACCAACCAAACAAGCAAACCCAATTATCTCTTGATTGTAATTAAAAGCAACTTGCGCAGCAACAATACTAACTATAGTCCCACCTACCCATGCAAATATTTTATTTGATTGTTTAGTTATATAATCTTGCTCTTTATTCATCGTTTTCTCCTTTTTTTTGTTTTTGGTTCTTCTTTTTTTTCTTCTGTTAACATCCTAATTTCTTGCTGATATGCATATTCTTCTTTACTTATTTTGTCTAACTTATCTGGGTCATTCTTAAATAGTTTTGCTTCTTGTTTTAGTTCATTAAGTCTTTTGTTGAACATATTTAAGTATAATTGTTTTTTATCTTCAGTCATCATTTATCCCATCTGTGTATAGAAAAAGAATCAGCATATTTTACACTATACATAAAATCAACTGCTTTCTCTATTACATATTCTTGATTACAAAACCCAGTGTAGTATTTAGTAGCTATTACTTCACCATTGCTTGCATACAAATATATTACCCATTTACACCCATACCCAATAAAGCTAAATACTTTATTTATTATTTTCTTTAACACTTGCTTTACCTATCATCACAAGAGATGACACAAAATCAATCATAGAGTTTAAAAACTTCTTAGTTTCTTCACTTGCTGAAAATACATATGTGTACCCTATTTTTTTATCTGCACTTGGTATAGTTATAATATCATATAACTGACCATCAGACAAATCATCGTGATGCTCAATAACGCTCTTAATTTTATCACCAAATACACAACTCCATTCTATATGATTTAACATCATCTCATTTAATGGGATTTTTTCTATAGCTTGAATATAATATCCTTCCTCATTTTCAATTATTTTAAGCTTTCTACCTAATGCTAAATTAAATGATGCAAGAATATTATTATCTGTATCTTTATATCTTTGAGTTGGTTTTAAATTATCTTCTTTTACAACTTCTAGCAGGGATTCTATCTCTTCTTGTGCCATCAAATTACCATTCTCCAACTTATCAGTTATATTTTTTGTCTGAGTTCTCATTCCTTTTCCTTTTTTAATCTTTCAATTTCTAACTCTACATAAAAGTTAATTATTTTACTTTCTACTACATTTAATTTATTCTCTAAATCTTCGAGAGATTTAACATACACAAAATTGACATACTCCCCACGAATAAATTCGGGGGATTCTGGTTTTAAAACGACGATTGCTTTGTGATAGCAAGTCTTACATCATCTATACCAAGAGTTGATGCCCCAACTCTACAAATATTTATACTTGCATTTAAATCTCTATCGTGATAAGTTTTACAAGCAGGACAAGTCCATTCTCTATCTTTTAGCTCTAACTCTTTATAAATATATCCACAATTAGAGCAAGTTTTACTACTTGGATAGTATCTATCAATTTTAATTAAGTTTGTTTTATATTTAAGTATATTTACAAATTCACTAAAAGCTATATCAGAGATTTTTCTTCCCCATAATCTTTGCATTGCTTTGATGTTTAAATCTTCAATTACGATATATTGATATTTCTTGCCAAGTGCATTAGCTAACTTATGGAAAAAATCTTTTCTACTATTTACTACTTTATGATAAAGTTTAGCAAGTGTTCTTTTAGCTTGTTTATAGTGATTACTACCTTTTATTTTTTTAGATAGTTTTTTTTGATAACTTTTTAAGTTTTTTAAATGTTTAAGATAATATAATGGAGCTTTTATTATTGTTTTATCTGATAACACTAAAAAAGTTTTTAGTCCAAAATCAATACCCACGATTTTACCCGATGTGGCACTAACTTTGTGATACTCTTTTTCAAGTGATATACAGATATAATAATCTCCTATATTATCTCTCTTAATAGTTATAGTTTTTATCTTACCATCTATTGGTCTTGACAGCCAAAACTTAAACTTATAACCATTAAGAGAAATAACATTATTCTCTATTTTATATCCTGCTTGTTTTAAAGTATAGCTTCTATATTTCTTTACTTTTTGAAATGTTGGTGGTGCCGACTTTATTTTATGTTTTTGATTTCTAAAAAATAGTTTATATGCTTTATCTATTCTATCAGTTATATCTTGTATTGCCTGGCTTGGGACTTTTTTCCAATAACTATACTTTGGTAGTTTTTTAAGTTTGGTTAAATGCTTTTGTAGTTCATATTTATTCAATGATTTACCATACATTTTATAATACCTTTTATGTAGAGCTACACAATGATTGTATATAATACCAGCTATATCTATTATTTTATCTATATGTTTTAATCTTTTTGTTTTGTATAACTTGTATTTATAGGTTAATATTATTTAAAACTCTTTAAATAATTTTGCCATTTTTTTTGTTCTTTTTCTCTTTGGCTTAATTGTTGATTTTCTATGTATTGCTTAATTACTTCAAGTGGAGCACCACCTACCGTAGATACAAAATAACTATTAGTCCATAGTGTTGGTAGTTTCTTTTTTAAGTGTGGAAACTCCTCTCTTAATATTCTACTGCTTCTACCTTTTGAAAGTTTAACGAATTTATTAACTCCAAATTGTGGGTCAATTTCGCAAAGAATATGAATATGGTCTTTATCTGTTTCCATCTCAATTATTTCTACATCACATTCTTTGGCTACTTCTTGTATAATCTCTTTCAGTCTTTTTTCAACTTCTCCTACTAATACTTTTCTTCTATATTTAGGACACCAAACAATATGATATTTACACGAATAAACAATATTTCTATTTGATTTATATTTTATTTCTTTTTTCATACTTGTATTATATCATAAATTTATGTATAATACAATATAATTTCAAGGAAGATTAACTTCCTCTCGCTTATATTGTTTGCCTTATATCCCTACGGATAAATCCGAGGGCTTTACGGCAAGGTTTGGTAATTACCCCACTCCTATATTGTCTCTCACGAAAAAAGAATATATTATCAGAATCATATACTTTAATACCATTTCCTTCTCTTAATAATTCTCTTGCTTGTTCTATTGTTGCAATTTCCATTATTCTTCTCCCACATACTCCACACTAAAGCTCTCTGCCTTATTGTTTCTAAACATATATAACATAGAAAAGCTAGTAACATCATCATAGATACAAGAAGATTTATATATTTTTATATCTATTACATTACCATTTTCATCATATAATTTAACCTTCCAAACACACTTAGTTAAGCCAAAAATCTTTCTAAGAAAGAGCTTGATTTTATCCATTACTTATCCTTTTGTTTTATTAATTAAAAAGGAATTGCATCACAACAAACATCTCCTGTTAATTCCATTTTAGAACGGGATGTCCTCTTCATCTATATCAATATCAGGAATATTTTGAGGTGCTGACTGGTATTGTTGAGCAGGAGATTGTTGTTGATAGTTATTTTGTGGTTGCTGGTAATTGTTTTGTTGTTGGTTATTATGTGGTGTTTGTTGGTTAGAATCTCTGCTTCCTAAAAATTTAACTTCGCTAACAACTATTTTATGTTTACTTCTCTTTTGACCGCTTTGGTCTGTCCACTGGTCTAAAACCAATCTTCCAAGTAAAAATATTTGAGAGCCTTTATGAACATACTGATTCATCGTTTCGGCCATTTTACCAAAAACAGTACATTCAATAAACATTGTCTCTTGTTTTTTTTCTTTTGTCACACTATCTAAATAAGTTCTGTTACTAGCTATACTAAAACTACCCACTGCTGTCCCACTTGGAGTGTATTTCAACTCCACGTCTTTAGTTAAATTTCCAATTAATGTTACTTGATTAAACATTTGTGAATCCTTTTTTTTATTTATTATAACATAAAAAAATAATTTTTGAGCCGAAAGACTCCAATATTTTATTACATTTTCATTTTATTTTTTTGCTCTCTTAATGAGTTTAAACTTCTTTTATTATTACCCCTAAACGCTTGAGTTGCTTCATATTTCATTTTACCTATTTTGGCTGCTTCGGCCAATCTATTTTTGATGTCATTAGATACTTTTAATCTATTTTGACCACTTTTTAACTCTTTAAGAGCATATCCTCCTCTTCTCATTAAAACATTTGTATTTAAATATCTTAATGATTTACCTGCGCTACTTAAATCTGTAATAACTGATGCTTCTTTTTTTAGTTTTATTTTAGATGCGATTTTGTATAATCCCATATTATCTCCTTTTTTATAGAATTATACACAATTTTTTGCATCAATTATTTTGTATCAATTATTTTTACAATTTCATTTGTAAAATTATTCATAGCAACTTCAAACATTTCTATTGCTTCAGCATTTTTAACTCCCTTAAAATGTTGTATTAGTGGCATAGGGCTTACACAATCATCGTTTATTCTACTTCTGTATTTTTCAGTATACAATTTATTCTTTAAGAATTTTATAAACTCTTTCATGTAGTATACACTAACTAATGTTTCGCCACTAAAAGAATATGTGAACAGATTTTTTTCAACTATTAATGGAAAACTGTATTTATTATAGTCTCCCAAACAATAACTTAACTCTTTATTTTTATAATAATATTTAATATTAACTTCAACTGGTTTTTTTTGTGGAATTAGTTTTAAATTACCACGACCATCGATTTTGTATTTTGAATTATTGTCTGTGTACTTCTCTAGAAACTCTTTTATAAAATCATTACTCACAACTCCAATAACATCATAATTAAGCATTCCTATTTTTGTTAACAGACTATGGACCATATCTATCACTATATTTTTTTGTATACCAACTTTAATAGGGGTGTTATATCCTATAATTAATGGTTTTTCCAATTCTTTATGAATTAGACAAACATTTTTAACTCTTTCCTTGTCATAAGACACATCTCTAATTTCAAAACCAAATGGTTCTAAATTCTCTTTTAAAATCTCCACTGCCTTTTGTTTTAAATTCATTTTATTCTCCTTTTTGCAACTCTTCAAGTGAAACGTTTACATACAATCTACCTAATGCATTTCTTAATACAATAGTTGACTTTTTGTCAGGGTATATTGCCATAGCAGCTCTATACATAAACAATGCAGCTTCTTGATTAATACTTTTACCATCGTTATACCAATCTAAAAACTCTTTAACTTCTTCAATGGTTACAGGTGGCTTATGTTTTTTATGTTTACTATCTTTAGTTAAATCTAAAAACAAGTAAAAAAAGAACATACCCACATTCATTATATCTTCACCTGGTGTATTACCATCTGAATAATATTTTTTATACATCTCATTCATTCTCATATCTACATAGTTCTTTACTTTTATAGAAACATAATTTTTAATATTATCATCTAACCATTTATATATTTTGTATGCTATATGGTCATATTTAGTTTTACACTCTTTTATATCTATATTTAATCCAGCTCTTTCTTTCATTTGAAATAAATAGCTAAAAGACAATAATAATAATGCATCTTGTTTTTTGTACTCAACTTCTCTACTCATTTTACAACCTTTCATATCTTAACTTACTTTTATTGTATTTATATGCAACATCTAAACCATATCTTTGATTAATAGTATATAACCATTTTGCAAACTTTGGATATCCCATTTCTCTTAACTCTTTAGTTGTAACATATCCTCTTTCATTAAGTCTCTTTTCAAAATATTTCTTAATTCCTTTTAATGTCATTCTTTTTTCTTTATTTACTACACCATACAAGTAATTCTCTTGCTTTATTTTTTTTAAACTTTTAGCAAACTTAGTGTTTTTATGAGCAAATTGTTTAACTAATTTGGATATTATCCTTTCATGAACTCCAACACTTTTTGCTATTTCAGTATATGTATATGTATTTAATGGATAATTTTTAAGTAATTCTTTAAACTCATTTTTTATATCCATATTTTTCTCTTTAATTAACCTGTCTACCAACTTATATCCTATTCCAAGATACTTTCCAATTCCTTTTCTTTTTAGTTGTAACAATGGATAAGGATATTCTTCTATCATATACCTATAATCATCTAACACTTCAAACCATTCTTTTTGCTTCATATGTATATATGGTATAGCACATATCTTTTTTGCGTACTTGTTTAAAGTATTTCTTGTGATAGACAATTTTGTCATTCTTATTATTTCTACATAAGTATAATTGTATGGTGGGTAGTTTGTAACTAACTTTTCAATATCTTTTTTAAATGATATTTTTAATTCAGAAAGTATACTTCTCATATGAGAAGCAGAAACTCCAAAGATTTCTGCTAATTGAGTAGACGTGTATTTAATCATTAAATACGGTTCTTTTTTGTACAACTCATTTATTTCTTCTCTATACTCATCAATCGTTCTTCTCTTCTTCTCCATTTTTATATTCATTGTTTAACCTCCTAATTTCATCATATGCTTCATCTTTTGTATCAAACACATAATCAGTTACAACTTCTATAATTTTTAACTTATGAGTTTTGATTATTCTGTATTTTTTTAGTTCTACATGTTTTTGTGCTACTAGTTCTATTTTCGAAAACATTACTTCTCCTTGTTTAATTTTTTATTTAAAAACTTAAAATCTTTTTTTATATCTTTAAGTTGATTATAATCTATAGGCCTTTTAGGCATTACACTTTTTAATGTAATATTTTTAATATGCATATTATTAGCATCAAATAACTCTACCATAAAAACAAACTTACCAATAAGTTTTTCTGGGTATTTCTTTGTAAACACAATTTCAAAGTGATGGTTGAACCTGTGAGAATCCTCTTTGAAAGACTCAACTCTCTCATACCTAAACACACCCACTAAATCTATACCTCTACTGTTTATTTCTTCTTGATTGATATTTAATCTATCAGTAATTACATTGTACAACATTTCAATCTCATACCATTTAAAATTATGCTTATTTAAAAATTCATACTGCTTAATCTCATCTATTTTCATTTATTTGTCCTTTCTAAGATTTTATTTTTTATTTTTTTAGATAACTTACCTTTGTTTAAATACCAGTCTATTAATTCATCTTCATAGTAAAAAATTACTTTTATACCTTTTATATGGTAAGGTAAACCTCTTTTTCTATGTTGATATTGAGAACCAACTGATATACCATATTTTTCCTCTACTTCTTTAGGTGTTAACTCTTTATTATCTAAAGGTTTAACACTTGCTTCTGCATTACCATTTTTGTCTTCAACTTTAACAACATTATCAATAAATTCATTATTCTTTAAATGGTTAATTATTTTAGGCCCTAATACAGCTTGACCTTTTGGAGTTATTTTTGTAGTCAAATATACATGTGAACCATGCTCTCTTTCAACTATAGTTTCCACAACTACAAACATACCATTATCAACAAATCTTTGATACGGCATATTGTCTTTCATTAGTATCTTCTTTTCTCTTAGCAATTCAAATAATTTGTTTTGACCTATAGTAACATTATTTTTATCACTAAGAACTTTAGCAAAGTCTCTAATAAGTAAATTACCATCTGATTTGGCTAATGTTTTTATAAAAGAAACTTGTTGTTTTTGTTTCTCTATAGTCTTCTCTAATTTTCTATTTCGTTCTTTTTCAATTTTCAATTTTGTAGCAACTTGTATCAAAAGTTCAGGATTTTCTAATAATTCATCAACTGCATACATACCGTTTTTTCTAATTGACGGCAATACTTCGGATGTTACCCATCTCTTAAAATCCCTTGCTTGTGGCTTTTTACTCATAAATACTATTTGGTATAGACCACTCTCATTTATAACCTTCATAGGCTTCTGACCCAAATTAAGTTGAACTGAATTTAGGTCAATTTCATCAACTCTTTTTAGGGTTTCGGTTACATTAGATAAACCTAATATATTACATACATCAGATGCAACAAACCAAGGCTCTCCACTATCATCTTTAACTACTCTTATGTTCCCAAAATTATTATTTTTGAATAATTCTACTTTCATAGCATCTCCTTTAAGAACCATATCCTGATTGGCTATCTCCAACAGGTATACCCTCTTCAGTTGCTTTATAATACAACTTAATTAACTGTTTAATTAAATCACTACTCCAATGTAGGCTTTCACAATAAACAAATGGATTATTGAATACATATCTTCTTTCATCTATTGCTGCTTGTGCTTCTTCTCTTGTTAAAAATACACCATAAAATCTTTGACACCATTGTGCATAACCATTCTCAACAAACCAAGAATCTGGAACCCTATCATAGTCTCCATCATATTTATCGTATGTACCTTTAAAACACCAATCTGCTTCATCTTCCAAATATTCAACTCTATCATCTTCCTCTAATTTGTCTATAGCCCTATCTGGAATATCTATAAATCTATCATATACAATAAAAATAGGGTCAGCTGTTCCTTCAGCGCCTCTCTCCGGCAAATTTAATTCTAATAATTTCTCCATAGCTTCTCTTACTTTCATTTCTCTTTCCTTTTAAATTTGGCTTTAATTTGACATACTCCCCACAGATAAATCTGGGGGATTCTGATTTTACAACGACGATTGCTGACAAATAGCCAGTCTTACATCATCTATGCCAAGAGTTGATGCCCCAACTCTACAAATATTTATACTTGCATGTAATGAATTTATATAGCTGTTCATTAATAATAATAATGCAGCTGTTGGGGCTGTATCTATGATAACTAAAACACTAATACCTAACAACATTAATTGTTTATCAAAAAAATACAACGATATTAAAAAAGCATATACAAATCCACTAATAATACTAACAAAATACAAAAAGCTTAATTTGCTATTGATAGCTATTTTAATAGATGTTTTTTGTATAAATAATACAAATAATGAAGTTATTGGAATTAATGTGGCTGCATCTAAGTGAAAAGATGTTATTTTAAAATACTCTCCTATTAATGGAGTTTTTACAACGAACCACATGCTAATTATCAAAGAATACACATTTTGTATCACAATATGTGTTTTCAATAATTCAGGAAGTTCTTTGTATTCATTTTTTCTAGCATAATAATATTTCTTTAAAATTCTACACATTCCACGCCCTTTATATTTTAAACCCTATCAAACCATCCTACAAATATTTCATTTACTGGTCTTTTTTCCATAGACTCTTTAAATCTACAAAATTCTAAACCATTCAGAACTTTTAGTACTCTTCTTGGTTGTACTTTATCTAATGCTTGTAATGTTTTAACTCCTACTAATCCATCTACTACTAAATCTGGATATAATTTACCGTTTCTATTCAATAAATTTAATGCCTTTTGTAATTGTTTACCAGCAGTTCTCCAAGTTCCAAGTACAACACTTTGCTCAAGTAATTCTTCTGCTATCATATATGGCATAAAATCACCTTTAAATCTATTCCAGTATTTTTCGTAATAAAACTTTTGTACCATCTTCTCTAATTCTTCTGAAGAATTTAAGGCTTCTTTAAACGCATCTATTGATGGATAACTATTTTTTAATCTATCAATTAACTCCCATCCTTCCCAATTAGGGTTGTACACTCTCGATATACCTTTATATGTTTCTCCGCCTTTATCATTCTTATTGTTAGAATAACCACCTTCGCTACCAATTAAGTTTTTATATGCTCTTAAGAAACTATTCGTCATCTTTCTATCCTTTGAGTTATTTTAAAATTTTCTCACAAAAATCACAATCCCAGCATTGGAATTTGCAATTTTTAGTAAAGGAAATAAATTTTTTATACCTATCCTCAGTAACCATAGTTTTACTAAATATATGTTTACCAGATGGAATAAGCACTTCGTTTCCTTTAACATAATTTGTGATAAATTCAACACTATTATACCACATACCAACATTACCTCTTCCATGCATTTTTATAACATCTACATACTTTAATATTCTATCAACTTCTGATTTTAATGGGAATATATTTGCTATTTTTAGCTTTTTAACTTCATTTTGTTTCCAATTTAAACAAGTGTTTTGAGATATATTTGATTCAAAATATTGTTCCTTGCTTAATGAGTTGAACATGTAATGCTCATCCATAACAGGACACCTACCTGCACATGTTTCATTTGCTAATAAAACTATTTTTAAATCTCGACCAAATTTATTTCTAAACTTGCTTTTCATCTTTTTTATATCAATTAATGTATCTTCGTCCCTTATAACATTTCTATCTACATTAACATAATCATATCCAGCTTCTCCAGCTACCCATAAATCTTGTGGAGTATATCTTCTTTGTAAAACTGTGTCTTTAAATATTAAATCTGGGAATCTGTCTCTAATTGCATTAATCATCCAATGCATATAAGGAACTTGAAACATTTTTATACCCATATCGCTTAACAACTCTATAGTATCCATAAAATTATTTAATTTGTTGTCTGACATGTCACTATATATATTGTTAAATGTTGGGCATACATTAACTTTGTAAGTATATTGGATGTATAGCATCATTTTTAACACTTGTTCATTTTTTTTATTTTCATCAAACAATCCCATTGCATCATCAATAAATACATCTGAATTATAAGTAAAATATATGTCATTTATATAGTCTTTATATTCAGCTACAAAAGGTTCAAATTCTTCTTTAAACCTATTGTAGTCATGAAAGTAAGTTGATAATGGTATTTCAAAAATTTTCATTATTTTTCCTCTAATGTTTCTAAATACTTGTTAAGCAAACTTTTAATAGAATACAATGTTGCTTCTCTAGTTGCTTTGTTTCCATTAGTTAGCCCAATAATAACAAATCCAAATGCACCTATTAACAATGGGTTAGTTATTCCCCATTCTTCTATAGCTTCCAAATAAAATTCTTTTTCAACTCTTGGAGCCATCTTTGGAGTATGACATATATGTATATTTCTATCAACAAACATTTCTATATAATGAATTGCTTTGTGAATATCCTCCTTAGGGGTTCCTTTTTTTAAATGTCTCTCTATATACTTTACAAAATTTGCTCTATATGGGTCTAATTCATAACAATCCCACACATCTACCGGTTGTATTTTAGAATTGTAATGTTTAGGTGTTTTATAAGTTACTGCACTCATTTTATACTCCTATCATTCTTTGTGCTTCTTGACTACACAATGCAGTAATAACAGTTGCTGCATCATCTTCATTTTTAAAATAAACAACTCCTGGAACATAAATGTTTTCACTTTCTACTATTCCAAAAGACTCAGCATCTTCTTCATACACAATATAATATGCAGGTTTTCCTTTTTGAGGAACAAATCCACTACTATTAGTAAGATTATCTCTTAAGAATAAAAGTTTTGCATTCTCATTTAAAGTATAAACTGATTTGTCAGCAATTTCTCCATTTTGTCTGTAAGCAAACATATTGCTTATTCTGATAGATTTTA